TCAGCGCGTGGGCTGGCCGGGCACGATCGGGCGCGGGGCCTCGACCTTTTCCGGGGCAGGTGCTGCGGCCGGGGTCGCGCTGGCCGTGGCAGGCGTGGTCTCGATCGCCGTTTTCAGGTCGGTGATGCCGGTCAGGATCTTCGTCACGGCGGCATCGATGCCCGCCAGGTCGAGGTTGGGCGCGGCGCGGGCCACGATCACCGGCACCAGCGTCTGCAGCAGGGTGCCTGCCAGCTGGATGTCGGCCTGTGCGTTGGCCGTGTCTTTCCTGCCCAGCGCGGTCTCGATCAGGGTCTCGAGGGCAGGGATGGCGGTGGTGGTTGCGTCAGCCATGAGCGGCGTCTCCATACAAAAAAACCGCCTCAAGGGCGGTTGGGGGATCAGGATGATTGAGCCGGGACCGGCCAGTCAGGCAGGCGGGGAAGCCCGCGCCGGTGGCTTGCCGGGGCGTGTGGAGCCGGGCGGCACATCAAGGCGCTGCTCGACTTCCTGCCGCGGCACCTTGGCCGGAACCATCGCGGCCTTCTTGCCTGGCTGGTAGGCGGGCAGGTTCCACCCGCGCGCCTGGGCGATGGCGGTGACGATGGTCCAGACCAGCACCCATTTCGAGGTGGGGTCAGGCGGCCGCCAGAACCGCGCGATCAGGGCGCAGGTCGAGATCAGGAACGACAGGACCACCACGACATCCCCGGCATACTGGGCCGGGAGCATCGAGAGCACATCCTGCAGCAGCGAGAAGGGATCCATGTCAGGCCTCGGCAGCAGGCTGGGGCAGGGCAGGCAGGCCGTGCAGCGCCTGGTCGATCTGGGGCAGGGTGATGTGCCCCGGCCCGTTCTCCATCAGCGTGATGGCATCGATCATCTGCCGCATGGTCTGCGGGTCATTCAGGTCCAGCGTGGTGCCGGGCTGCACGCCCATCCGGCTGCACAGCAGGTCGATATAGGCCCCGGTGGCGTTCTCGCTGGCTGGGGCATAGACCGAGATGATGGCCGCCACCGTGGTCAGGCCCCGCTGCCCGTAGCGCAGCAGCTGCTCACGCAGCGCGCGGATGCCGTCCGCCATGGTGGGGAAGGCGGCAAAGCGCGGGTTGCTCACGCCGGTTTCCAGATGCGCGCCGGGCTGGTGGGCAAAGTCGAGATTGCCAGGATTGTTGTTGCGGATGCCGCGCGGGAGTTGGCTCATGGCGTCAGGTTCCTTTTTCGGGGCATTGCCTGGGCTCATGGATGTCCACCGTGCAGGAGCTGGCCGAACCAGTCGCAGAAGGGCGGATAGGCGAACAGGGCGGCAGCGACGGTGCCGATCACGGTGATCAGGCCGACAATGGCCGCCCCGATCTGCTTGATGGCCTTCATGCCGCCGATGATCTGGCCCATGCATTCACGCATCTCGGTCGACAGGTCACGCACCTCGCCGCGCAGGGCGCGCAGGTCGGTCTCGGTTGATTCGACCTTGGTCTCGACACGGACCAGCCGGTCGCGCAGCTGGGGGTCATCACCGAACCCCAGCACTCTCCACAGAATGAACATCAGATTTCCAGGCAATAAAAAACCGCCTCAGCGGGCGGTCGGGCAGGCGCGGGTTGTGCGGCTGGGTCAGGTCGTGGTGGTGGCCGTGCTGGCCGCCGTTGTCGTGCCGTTAAGGTCAGCCGGAGCCGCAGGCAATGCCGTGCTGGTGATGTCCGTGCCGTTGGCGATGGCCAGCAGCGCCTTGAGATAGGCGGCCACATCATCGGGAATGGCTACATTTTTCGCCGTATAGGCCACGCTCGCCGATGCATTGGCTGCGGCATAGGTCGATTGCGCCTGCGCCATCAATGCGGGATAGGCCACGATATTTGCGCCCTGCACGGCCTGTCCGGACGGGGACCGGGCAGCCCATTGTTCTGCCGTCAGGGGCAGAAGGGCCGACGCTGCGGGGAGCCATGCAGGCTGGGACCGGAACAGATTGATATCAATCCAGCCGGTGACGGGGGCGGGCTGCATAGCCGCCGTATCATAAAGCGCATAGTATCGGCTTGTATAAGTCGTTTTCCAATCTGTCACGACAGTATTCCCTCAACTGTAATCCACAATTCACCGGCTGCGTCGTATGAACTACTAAGATATGACCTGTAATAAACCTTTAGTTCTGTAGCGGTAGGGTATCCTGATGTTATGTTTACCCATGAACTGACAGCACTACCGGCGGAAACCCGTCCAGTAACCTGTGCCACCGGAACACCAGTGTATGCGAACGGGAAAATAATATCTTGCTGCTGCTCGGAAGAAGTCTGAGAAACATGCAGCATTTGCCGCAAAACATTACCTTGCTTAGTCCAGAACCCATCCAGCAGGATACCGGACGCTTCAAAAACTCCGCAACTGAACGGGGCATAACTTTCAGTTGTGCCGTCCGACATCGTGGCGATCAGGTTACCGCTGGCATCCTCCTGAATGTCCGTGATGCGGACGTTGGTGGTACCAGCCGCCAGAACCGACCCGACGTACCGTCCCTCGGCCACCCGTGCGCCCAGCGCGCCCTGCGTGGTGAAATCCACTACGTCAGGCACCAGAACCTTGCCCGACCCGGACAGATCGAACGTGCCAGTGGAGAGGCGAAACGTGCCCTGATTGGCCGTGCCCGGCGTGCCGCCCGTTACGGTCAGGGTAGCATCAGGCGTGGCGTCACCCGCAGCAGGCGGTCCTGCCGACCAGAACCGGTGCGTGGCCGTGCCCGCAGCGGTTTTGCTGCCCCAGTCCATATCGCCGGTGACGTTGCCGCCGCCCAGCGCCAGGTAGCCTGCCAGCGTCGTGGTAAGGGCGCCGGTGGTGACGTAGCCATCGAGCGCGGTCGTGGTGAGCAGCCCGACCGTGGTGGCGCCGTAGGTAAACGCAGGCGCGCCCAGGGCTGCGGAATAGTAGAGCGCACTGCCCGCCACATCACCCGTGGCCAGCACGCCGGGGGAACCGAGCACGGCGCCGGATGCGGCCTGTTTGGCAAGAGCCTTGATGGCCGTGATGCACTGGGTGTTGTCCGTCTTGTCGGCCGTCAGGCCGGCGGCCAGGGCAATATTGAGCAGTTCCTGCTGCACCATGTTCAGCCACCAGTAGCGCACGCGCGTGGGTGCGCCGCCGCTGGTGGAGCCGCCGGTGAAGAAGCCGGGCGCACCAATGCTGTCCGTCGGCAGCGCGGGCTGGCTGGCCACGGCCGTGGTGTCGTCGATCTGATAGACCATGTAATGGGTTATCCGTAGGCGAAGAAAACGGTGGTCCGTGCCGGTTTGCGCGACTGGATTTCGCATTCCAGGACGGCGTTGCCCCATTCGGCCAGGGGCTCATCGGCAAAGGAAACGTCGGCCGAGAAATAATCGACCGTGACGGCTGGGGCGTTGACCCGCCACATATAGGCCCAGAACGGGTCATAGACGGGCTCATCCGCACACAGGAAGTCGGCCCGCGCCGGGGCGAATTCCGTGATGGTGATGTCGTAGCCAAGGTTGGCCGCGAACTCGATGAAGTAGGCGGCCGATGCCCCACCACTATCCGTCAGGCGTGCTACCACCTGCGCACGCTGCTGCTCGATCGTGGGATCCGTGCCGGCACAGGCATCCGGCAGGCCGAGGGAGGCCTGCCATTCCGACAGGAGTTCGACGGTCGTGGCAGGGAATGCATCGATCAGCAGGTTGGCGTCACGTTGGGCAAGGCGCGCCAGCGTGGGCATGAGGCACCGCATTGCGGCCGCCTGATTGGAGCCGGGATCACGTGACCAGATCGGCCCCGTAGGAAGATGCCGCTGGAAGGCCGCCAGAAAGTCATCAGCGGAATAGGTCATTGATAGGTTGGCTCGGCTGCGGTGGGGAGGTGGCCGACGGGCACTGTGATGCTGCCAACAGGGGCCAGCACGCTGAATGCCGGGATATCGGGGATCGCGTTGAGGGCACCCGCGATCTGGGAGCCCTGCACGGTGGTGCCGAAGGGCGTGCCGATGCGCAGGAACAGGTCAGCCAGCGCGGCCTCGATTGAGGCTTTCATGGCATCATCAATGCTGTCCAGTCCCGTCAGGGTGATCTCGATCGGGTAAGGCAGGGGCGCTACGGCGATCACGATATCGGTGACCGGCTTTTCCGACTGGATGGCATTGGCCACTGTCAGCAGATCCTGCGTGGCGGGCGTATAGCGCGTATCCGTGGAGGATGTGCCGTTCGTGCCGAGCGGGAAACCATCATTCCCCGCGTTGGTGTCGTCCATCATCACATAGACAGGCACCGTGGCATCACCAAACAGGCCGGGCGATCCGCACCAGGCGCGAGTCACGCCGGCCACATCAAGCGCCCAACTGACATAGTCGGCCTCGGAGCCGCCCTGCGCGGGGCTGGCATAGCGGGTCAGGTAGCGGCTTTTGAAGGCATCTTCCGTTTCCTGATCGGCCCCGGATGTGAGGATGGCGGAAACCGTGCCAGAACTGTTGATGCCGTCAATCGGGGTGGCGATCCCGATGGTGGTGCCGGCTGCCAGATTATAGGCCGATCCGGTGCCTTGTGCCGTTGCCTGCACGGTCAGGGTGCCGGTGGCATCGACCTTGGCATCGGCTGTGGTGGCAAACGAGAGATTGCCATCCGTGGTTACGGCCGTCCCGGCGGGCAGGTCCGTGCCGGCAACGCCGGTGAAGGAGAATGCTATGACAGCAGATGTCGCATCCTTGCGGAAGACGCCTTTCAGCGCCCCCCAGAGCATCGCGTATTCGCCCGTGGCGCCAGACGGGGTGGCCTGCCGGGCGATATAGTCCTGGTAGCCGTAATGCTCATAGGACACGGCCGCGATGGCATAGCTGAGGATCAGGAGGACAGAGGGGTCCAGAAGGGGATCGGCTGACTGCAGTCCCCCGTCCTGCACATCCTGCTGCGCACGGTCGATGAGCTCGGTCAGTGTCGGGCGTGCATAGGGCATATCAGGGCACCTGCCACAGCCATGAATACTGGCTGGTAGAGCCGCCCGGGCGGGTCAGGGACACAGCAATGGCAGCTGTATCGCTGGTTGCCAGCCCGACGCGGACGCTGATGGATTTGACGTAACCCGCGGTCTGCAGGGGTTGCAGGGCATCGGTGGCGATGGCGCGGATGCGCTGCAGCAGCTGGGCACGATTGGCGATCTTGGACCGGTTCAGGGTCCAGAGCAGGGAACCGATAGGCTGCGCGCGGTAGGTATCCGCCCACCAGCCGCGCCGGTCGGTTCCCGTGTAGTCAGGCGGGGCGACGCGGTCCGTGAACAGGCAGATCAGGACCATGTTCTTGAGCATGTCCATGCCCGACGGGGTGCGGGCGATAGAGCCATTCTCGATGGTCCAGTCGCCGCGCCCGTTGGCCGTGTCCCATACGATCTCGATATCGCCGCCGCTATTGGTGGTCTCCGTAACCGAAACCATGCGACCTCTAGGATTGGGGTTTTTCCGTAGTGCTTCCGCCGCTCTGCACCCCACCATGGAGATGCTCGAGGAAGCCGATGCCCCCGATGGTCGCGTCATCCGACACTTCCAGCGGGCCATTGATGACCGTTTTTCCGTTCAGGGTGATGGGCTGGCCTGACTGGGGCGTGACGGCGATGCCGCTGCCATTGGTCATGAGCACCTGATTGCCTGCCATATCGAACAGGCAGACCTGCCCGTTCTTGAGGCCCTTCGGTCGGGATGCCTAATGGATCGACCGGATCACGACCCCATTCGAGGCATCCCCCGACACGTTGAGGACAACGGCCTGGCTGCCGACCGGCAACACCGCCGAAAACCCATAGTCCTGCACGATCGGCACGCCGTCGCGGATGGCCGTGCCATTGAGGGTGACCTGCCCGGTCTGGACCGCTCCGGTGTCGTTGGGAGGCGTGGATATCCGCCCGATCTGGAACAGCCCCTGCAGGCGCCGGAACAGCCGGTCGGCATAGGAATGGGACATCAGCTCTCCTTGCCCGCGCCACCGGGCAGGGCTGCCGCGACCTGCCAGTCGATGGCCTGCAGCACGTTGGGTTCGGGCTCGTAGGCTTCCGGCGGCATCAGGACCATGTGAGCATGCGTGCCGTCCTCACCGCGCGAAAACTCGACCTCCCCGATCACAAGCGTCTGGTGAACGATCTTGAGGGTGGGGATATGGACCGGTATCCGGTAATTCGGGGTCCACAGCATGCCGGCGCTGTCGCGCCAGCTGTCCACGATGACCTCCACAGCCTGTGACTGGCCGATGCGGCGGGCCTTCTCCCAGTTCAGGCGCTGCATTGCGATCGGCTGGCCGTTCTGGGTCTGCTCGGAAATGATCGCGCGCGGGCGGTAACGGGGCACGGTCGTGTCCTGGACATGCCCGACATCGCCCTGCGTGCCGATCTGGGAGAACTGATCGACCGATTGCACGAAGGCGAAGTAATCGGAGAAGCGCCCGTCCATGGAAAAGGTGGCATCGGCGTCCTGAAGGTTGACCCCTTCCACCACGCCGGACGCCATGGCGTTCTGTCCGACCCGGGAGAGGACCAGATTGCCGTCAGCGCCCTCGTAGCACAGGATCCCGGCCCATCGGGTCACACGATCGATGATGTCCCACGGGGTTTCGCCCAGATTGATGTTGAACTGCGGGACTGCCCCCGCGAGGGAAATGTCGCCCTGCACCGTAACGTCGATGCCGAATTTGGCCGCGAGGGGGCGAATGATGCCATCAGCCTGCAGTCCCGACCCGCCAATGGCCATGCCGGGCAGGATGGCCGAGCAGTCGACCAGATCCTGTCCACGGCCACGGCCCGAGATGACCATGGTGTGCGCATTGCTTGAGATTTTTGGGCGCACGCGATCCACATAGCCGGTAATGACCGGATCATCTCCCAGCAGGATGCGCATCTCCGCACCGGGCGCGACCGTGATGCTGGATGGCGTAAGGGGGGAGCGATCGGTTGCGGTCACCTCGAAATCGCGTGGCATACGTTCCACGCCACAGCTGACGCGCTGCTCGAGCCAGCCCGAATAGGAACGGCCGTTTACGAGCAGGCGCAGCTGGTTGGGATCGTGATGCCGCCTGCGCGCCGTGGCGTGCATGACGGTTGTGGTCATGACTGGAGCGCCTCGAAACTGGTGGGCATGAATGCGGGATGGACCGGGTCAGCCCTGCTGATCAGGTCATCAGCCCGTGTGGCATCCCCATAGAGCCGGTAGGCTATGGGCAGGACGCTATCGGGGGCAGGGGTGGCGACAGTCATCAGGGCCGCCAATTGTGCGCCGCGCGTGGTGATGTCGATGATGACAGCCGTGCGCAGGGCACGCAGCGCCTGATAGGTTGCATCCTGATAGGCATCAGCTGCCGCAATGATCTCGGTATCGAATGCCTGGGCGACCTGTGCCCGGACGGTCAGCGCATCGTCATAAGACGACGGTTCATATTCGGCACAGGCTTTTGCAAGCGATACGAGAGCGCAGCGCCGGAGCGTCTGCCCCATAGCATTGACCAGCGTGGCGATGGCGGCGCCGACAGGGGCTGTTGATGGCTGGGCTGTCGGTGTCCAGATAGCAAGCGAAAGGAGCAGGCGGATGGCATTAGCCGGATCTGCGCAGGCGGCGCGCAAGGCTTCGGTCAGTGCCTGAACCGAGGCGCAGTATCCATTGTCAGTCGCAGTGGTCACAGATTTCCGGCCAGTTGGGTTGTGAGTGCACCGGCATTGGTGATGCCTGTGCGCGCCGTAATGACACGGCCTATGGCCTGCTCCGGGGTCGTGACACCGGTCAGGAGGGTCGTGCGGTTGCCATTGGCATACCGGCCATAATTGCCGGACAGGCCGGTCACGGCCGACAGGACAAGTCCCGGATCAGATCCCAGTGCCGCAACCTCACCGGACATGGAACCAGATGCCGCCACACCGGCAGTGACCACGTCCACACCCTCGGTCAGGGCTGGGCCAACACCCGACAGGAAATCGGACGTAATGGCCGATGTTGCGCCTGCCGATGCTGTCGTAACGGCAGCCTGTGTATCCGTGGATCCTGATGGATAGACCGGATCACCGCTTTCGATGAACTCCATGCGCAGCCCGACGGCCCGCCCCCGGTCGACACGCTGTTCTGTCGTGATGGGGCCGACCAGGCAGACCGTGCGTGAGCCCAGGGTGGGATGGTACAGGATGCCGGGGCCGGGCTGCTCGGCTGCTGCAAGCAGCGCCTGCTCCTGCTGGTAGCAGTCATCACCCACAACAAATCCGTAGAACGAATAGCCCCTGACGCCCCGGCCCAGATCCTCGACCCAGACCTCGTTGCGGTAGGGGTATTCATGGACTGCCGTGCGGCGGCCCATGCGGGTTTCCGAGCGCTCTACCGCAAAAGGGATGCCGCGCCATGATGCCGGCTGGAGCTGTTCCAGCCAGGACAGGAGGAGTTCTTCAACGATCATGGAACTGTCCTGGTGACATTGTTGCGCACGACGCGGGTGCTGCCCGTTGGGTCGGTCACTCTGGCGCGGGTGCCCGGGGCTGCCGAAACCTCCACACGGTGCACCGTGTCCTGCGCACGGCTGCCCGACATGGTCGATGAGCCGGACGACGCGCTGGAGGCCAGGCTGGCAGACAGGGATGCGACCTGCATGGCCGGTGCGCGCCCGATTGCGCGGTCAATCTGGTCCAGACTGACACTGTCGTGTCCGTTTTCAACGTTGGAGATGCCGTAGATCATCTGACGCTGGACAGCGGGATTGGTCAGGTCGAGTGGCGTGTTGGGAGCCACATGCATCTGGCGGGACAGGCTCGCAATATATCCGTCGGTGTCGTTCTCGGTTGCGGGCGCATATTTGGGCAGGATGGAGGCAACCGAGTTCAGGCCACGGTTGTTGTACAACACCAGCTGTTTCTGCAGCGCCTGTATGCCCGCGTCCATCGTCGGGAACGCAGCGTAGCGCGGGCGATTGGTGCCGGTTTCCATATGGGCACCGGCCTGCCCCTCATACTGCAGGTTGCCCGGGTTGTTGTTCCGGATACCTCTGGGGGTGAATGGTTTGCCGGTGTTACCAAAGTCCATGGCATGATCCAGGGCCTGCGCCCCGACATTTGCAGCACCCGACACAGTCTGGGCACCAGCATCGGCGATGCCTGCTATTTTCTGGCCCAGCCAGCTATTGCCGATGAAATCGACCGCGTCACGGAGCTTGTCGACAATGGGCGAAATGAACGACCATGCGCCTGTAAAGGCGGATTTGATCCCGTCCCACAGGTCACTGAAAAATGTCTTCAACTGCGTCCAGTGCCCGATGATGGCCATCGGGATGGGGAACAGCAGTTCGGCTGCCGTGCGGATATATCCGGTATTCGATTTGAAGGCGCTTTTGACCGCGTCCCAATGTTTCCAGAGTTCGTAAGCTGCCACGCCCAGAGCGGCTACGGCAGCAATGGCTAGGCCGACAGGAGATACAAGTGCGGGGATGATGCTGGCGCCTATAGAAGCCATTCCCCCTCCAAGCGACTGAATGGCCTTCCCGGCCCGCATTGCTGTGGTACCTATGCCGCCCTTACCGCCGGCTGACGCAGCGGCCAGCGCTTCTTGTGCTGTAGCTGCTTCTTTGGCAGCGGCTGTGCCGGTTCTCATTTCCCTGACCCAAAGGGCGAGTTTGACGACAGATTTTCCGATGGCGAAGCCAAGGCCGATCCACGGGGCAGCCAAACGTATGGCGAAGCCTCCTGCCGTCAGAACCAGTATATCGCGAATAGCCTTGCCCGGCCCCCCAAGTAGGTTTGTCACCCACAGAATACGGCCACCCCATCGCTGCATTTTCTGACCGACTGCGCTCCAGTCGATGGCCTTGAGCCAGTTGGCAAAACGCTGCACCCCGTCGCCCAGGGCATTGATGCCCTCGGTTATTTTCGGGTTGGTGGCGATCCAGTCAGCAAGCTGCCCCAGTAGCGGGCCAAGGATGGGGGCGAGCTTTTCTGAAATGCGGTTGCCAAAGCCTTCCACGGCCAGCGTCAGGCGTGTCTGGGCCTCGCGGAAGGTGTTGGCTGCCTGCGCAGTCTGGGGCGTGATGTGCAGGTAGCGTTCGGCCGCCTGCTGGTATTCGCGGATGCCGGCCGAGCCACGGCGCAGGAAGGGCAGCATGGAGGCTGCGGATCCGCCAAACAGCGTGGACGCGGCCTGCGCCTGCGCATATGGATCCTTGAGCGAGGCGATCTTGTCGGCCAGTTCCGGCAGCACGTCGGTGACGCTGCGGGCCTGTGTCGCGTTTTTGCGGAATGCCACGCCCAGCGTGTTCATCATGACCACGGCGCCAGCGTTCCTGCCGCCGACCGCGTCATAGAGGTTCTGGCCGAGCGCGCCCAGCCCGTTGGTCAGGGCCTCGCCTGATGAGCCTGCCATCTGGGCCGCACCCTGCAGGCTGCCCAGCGTCTGGGCGGTAATGCCCATGTTGCGCGAGACGTTGCCCAGTTCGGTGCCCCAGTTGGACCAGGCCGAAATCATGCGGTACATGCCGCCCAGCGTGGCGGCACCGGAAATGGCGCCGAGCGGGGCAATGATGGCGGACAGGCGCTGGAACGCATCGCGCGCGCTACGGCCGACATTGCCCAGTGCCCGCGCAACCCCGGAAACGCCGGTCGTGCGCATGAGCCGGGTGACGGCACCCCCCAGTTTCCGGAAGGGAGCGAGAGAGCGGGCCGCATTCTGATTGATGCGGTTCAGCGTTTTCGACAGATTGTCGACGGCTGAAATGGTGACGGCGTAGCCGCTCATGGCACTCTACCTGAAAACGGGGTTACTGCTGCGCGCGCGCTGCTTCCCTGGCCTGCCGGTTGGCCTCCCGGCAGGCTTCCACAATCTGCGACCCGGTCATGCGCCAGAAGGCTTCGGGGTCGCAGCCGTAATGCTTGGCGAGATCCCAGGTCAGCTGGCGCCAGTTTGACGGCCAGCCATGGAAAAAACCTCGATCGCGCGGGCCGCCTTCATCACGATGGTGACGGGGAAGCGGTGGACGTTCGGGGAAGGTACGCCCGTGACCAGGCTGACGAGCGCCATCTGGTATTTGAGCTGCGATGCCGGCCCCTGCGAGTTGCGCAGGTGGCTGTTGGCCTTGATCGCCTCGCCCGCTGTCGGCTCGCGCAGGGACAGGGAGGTATATTCGATGTTCCCGACCGTGACCGGTGCAGGAAAGACGAAATCCGTCTCCGATTCATCGAGCTCGAAACCTTCGACCTCGGCTGCGATCGCATCCGAAAGCCGTTCCGCCCCAGTGAGCATGATGGAGAGCGGAATGTCATTGACCGCGGACTCTGCCAGGCCGGAAGCCTTGGCCACCAGATCACGGGCAAAGATGGCCGAGGATTCGGGGTTGGCGCCCGATTCAATCGCGCGCCAGGCCATGAACATCTTCTGGGCTTCGGGTTCGGCCAGCACCAGTTCATGGATCTCGCCGCCGGCGTGACGCGGAGGCGGATCGAGGGGGATGATGATGGGCTGCATCAGGTGCTGCTCTCCATGACCGGGCCTTCGAACTTGACCTCGAAGGTGCCTTCGGCCGTGTTCACGGCCCCGACTTCGGTTGCAATCAGGTAGGAACCGGCAACCACCTTGCCGCTGGCGAGGATGGCGATCACCGATACGGGGCCGATATTGACGATATTGGCCTGGGACATGGTGGCGGAATCGCGCAGGGTGGCCGAGATGAACCCGGCCTTGATGTTTTCCGTCCACCCCTGCAGGCCGCTCTGGCCCACCAGATATTCCCGTTTGACGGGGGTGGCGTCGTAGGACAGTTCGCTCGCAACATCGACGGCCACGCCGTTGATCTCGAGACTGGCAACACCCGCGCGCGCGTTCTGCGGCGAGGGCGTTCCGCTATACAGGTCGACCATCTGTTATCCGGGGATGAAGTTGATCTTCATCGCGATCACCTGCAGCTGACCCACCAGGTTGAAGGGCAGCAGCAGCGCGACGGTGCCATTGCCCAGGTTCTGGGCGCTGGCGGCAGCCTTGAAGGCGGCGTAATTCTGGGCATTCCCGTCGTCGCAATACTGTTTGTAGCGCGCGATGGCAGATGCGAGGACGGTCTGGCTGGTGACCAGATTGGAGCCGCCGGGGATGTTGGTCCCGTCAGCGACCAGTTTCTTGCGGGCGTAGATGGCCCCCAGCCAGTCATTCATGTCCCGGATCAGGGCGACCAGACTGTACGGTGTTTCGACGTTCAGCCAGGTTGTATCAGCGCCCCCGGCTGCATCCTTCTGGTAGAAGGTGATGGCGCGGTCGATCACGACCTGACTGGCGGAATTGACGGTGAACGTGCTGATGCCGTCATACAGCAGGGTGTTGCGTTCCGAGATGTCGAACCGGCTGGCAAGCGGGGGCGCCTTGACCGGAATGATCAGGTTCTGCAGCGGCAGGCCGGGATCCGCGCGCAGGCTGACTGCTGCAGCACCAGCATAGGCAGCTGCCCACAGCCACGCGGGATCGGGCGAATCATCGAAGCCCATGGCCGTGCCCTGGTATTCGTTCCGCGCCGTGCCGGCAGTGCCGAGGGTACCGACGGTGCCGCGCAGGGCGCAGAAGAACCCGCCATAGAGCATCTGGCTCCATGACCAGCGGCCCGTTGTGTCGTTAAGGAACGCGACGAGCACATCCAGCGAGGCCTCGTCCGTATAGGGCATGACGATGAAGTCATACGTCTGCTCGCCCAGATTGAGCAGCGTAGCCGACAGGGCCGTATCCGGGTTCTGTGTGCCGCCTGACATGGCGGTGAATGTCAGCGTCAGGCCGGCGGGAATGTTCTCGCCGCCGGCGCTGCCCAGATAGGCGGCGCGCAGGTCGATCTCGTTGCCACACGGCCCCTTGTTCAGGGCGGTGATGGTGATCGGGATGCCCCCGTCGGCATTGGCTGCGCCGGCAACAGCCGAGACCATAATGTCCTGCGTGGCACTGATGGCCGTGACGATCGCGGCGGCGATGTCGGCCAGCGCCATGCCCAGCGTCACGCCGACGGCGATGTAGGTGCCCCCGATATAGAGCGGGATGGTGCCGCTGGCGGTCAGGGCGCCCGAAACCGTCAGGGCGCCGGTGGCGACGGCTGCAGCCGGATCATCGGCCTGCGGTGCGATCCAGACCTCGCCGAATGAATCGGCTGTCAGGTAGCGGGCATACATCAGCTCCGCGATCGAGCCGGCACCAAGGCTCTGGCGGGCATCGGACAGGCCCGTGGCCAGAAAAGGCACATTGGCTTCAGCGTTGCCGCTGGTGAGCTTCTGACCAAGGATCAGGGTGCGCAGGTTCTGGCTGCCGCCCTGATTCTGGGGATCGATCTCGGCAAAGATGCCATGCGTGCGCTGGCTGACCGGGTAGTTGTTGAAGGTGATCGAGCCACTCATGCATGCACCTGTTCAGCAGGCGTGGCTGCGGCTGGTGTTGCAGGCACGGGCTGTGGCGTTGCGGCCTCGGCCGCCTTCGGTTCTGCTGCCGACGGCTGTGATGCAGCGGGGGCAGTCGTGGGCGGGGTCTTGGTGACATCTCCGGCGCGCAGGCGGCGCTGCCAGTAGAAGGAGGTGGGGAGACCATTACGGTCGGGGACTTCGACGCCGCCGGCCGGGATCACGGCATGCGTGATCGGGTCGCGGATCTGGAGACCCGCAGCAGGATAAAGGCGCATGTTTTCCTGAATTATTTCTGTAGATTGGGCGCGGCGAAGGAAGCAAAGGGGTTGCCACTCGCCTGATCGGTAATGCTGGCGCTGACTTCATTCAGCGGTGTGGTCGGGATCTGGAAACCCTCGGCACCGGTGATGGTCACATCGATGGAGAAATCGAACTGCCACCACAGGCGTGCCCGGTTGGGCTCGCCCACCAGGCCGCCCCGCGCATAGCGAAATCCCTGCGCGGCATTGATGTCGTCCGGACGCCAGTTGAGGACCGCCGAGAACAGGGCCGTCTTCACATCGTTGACCGCGATTGTTGCCGCAGCCTGGCCCCTGCGGTCAGTGCTGTTATCGAGCAGGCACATGACCATGAAGGTTTCGGTCACGACCTGCTGCAGGCCGGTCAGGTTGAGGTTGGGGCCGGGCTCATCATCAAGCGGGACGACGTAGCCACAGGGGCCGGGCATCCACGCCTGATCCTGGGCGAGGGCGTATTCGGCAGCTCCCGCCACGTTCCCGTTGAAGATCGGGGCATTTGCCCGGATCTGACGGATGATCGTATCGATGTTCACGGTTTCTGTTTTTCCAGCTTGATTCCCTGCTGGACAGCACGCCTGATCCTTGGACCCAGCGAGGGTTCACGCTGGGCAAGCGCGATTTCAAGGAATGGGCGAGCCGTGAGCACGCGGGATTTGCCGATCGCGGCACGGCCATGGCGATAGGTGCGACCCTGCATGGCTGATCCAGCAGCGGCCCGGCCGCCGCCTGAACTGCTCCGGCCACCACCATGGGCACCGGCCTCGAGGAACAGGGCGTAGAAAGCGGTATCGCGGATGGCGACGCCTTCACCCGATCGGAACGGGCGGACCTTGATTGATCGCGCCAGCGTGCCCGTGATCTTGGCTGGTATCTGTCCAGGCGATGAAGCCTGATATTTCCCGGTCATGTATCCGCCGCGATATTTTGCGGCAGATCCACCGGGGCCGTAGTAAAGCCTGCCGCCGCCTGCACTCTGTCGAAGCAGCTTGCGGGCCGTGGCTGCAACTTCATTGCCGGCCTGCCGGAAAGTCCGGCCAAGGGCTTTTTTGTCAAAGGCGAGGGCGTCTGCAGAAACCGTGACCTTCATCTGAAAGTCAGGTGTTGCCATCAGCTGTTTTTCTCTTCCTCACATTCCACGATCACGAAGCGCTTCCGGCCATCGATCTCCTTGATCCGGCGGACACGGAAAAGCTCTGTGCGCGTCGTGCCGTCATCCAGCAGGGTGGAGCGGGTGATGGCGTAGGCGTTGGGCAGGGCGTTCTGCCAGCGCATGTAGATGCGGTGGGTGATGGGGGTGTCGACCTGCTCGCTGCCGCCTGCCGTGCCCCAGAAGGTGAGGGCACCGACGGGCTGGACATCGGCACGTACCGTCCTGACCGGCACCGAGGTTTCCAGCACGCCCGTTGTGTTCGGATCACCGGCCTGAGTGCGCTGCACGATCTGCACGGGCCAGCGCAGCCTGCCCAGCGGGAAGGATTGTGGTTCAGGCATCCGGATCCCCGAAGGCATACAGTCGGTATGGCCAGAGCAGGTTTTTCACGGCATCCGGCATGTCACCCCCATCATCGCCACGATGCTCGTACAGGAAGGTCGCCATCAGCAAGATGGCCAGCTGGATCGGGACGGGGACGGACGTTCCGTCATTTCCGTAGCCCGCCACGAACTCGATCGAGATATGATCCGATGGCAGCGTGGCCACGCTGGCATGCAGGCGCACCCGGCCGGGATCCGTCAGCAGGTCTGCGGAATACTGATCCGCTGGCAGGACGGTATCATCCTTGCCCCATTCGCCCACCGAGATGGAGTTGATGGCCTGCACCGGGGCGCGGGGCAACTCGATGGGGCGCTGGAACAGCATCGAATAGGGCATCCACATCGGGAAGATGTAGGCCGTGAACGGGACCAGCGGAAACTGGTTGATGGGGGCCTGATGCGCCATCACCCAGCGCAGTGTCTGGGTGATCAGGACGCGCCCGAGGAACTGCTCCACCGCCTGGCGGGCACCGGTCAGATACAGGCCCAGCAGGGTGTTGTCGTAGTCGTAATCGATGCGGGCATGTTCCTGGAGCACCTGCAGCGAGACAGGTTCAGCCGCCGGTGGTGAGATGACCGAGACGGTGGAGTACATGCGCGTCCTTTATCAGGCAGTGGCTGCGGGGGCGGCCGGTGCGGATTTGGCGGGAACCTTGGCCGCGACCGGTGCCGGTTCGGTGGCAGGTGCTTCGGACGGGGGCAGCGCTTCTTCCGGTGCCTCCATCGCCGCGCGGGCGCGCGCATGGGCGCTGTGGACGGCGTGCGCCATGTCCAGGCCAGCGGCGGCGGGATCCACAGCGGTCTGCTGCGGCCCACGGACATGATGGCGGGACGTGCCCGGCACCGTGCTGTCCGCCATGGCCTCCAGATCAGGGGCGCGCGACAGCGCCCCCCTGGCGGTGGGATCGACTTCCAGCGGCTTCATGCCGGCAATCTGCTCGACCGTGCGGTAGGGCGTATCCATGTCAGCCCTTCCGCACTACGCCGCGCGCCGGCGTTTTGTGGGACGCATCGGCCGCCGGGCGACGGCCATCGTTGACGATGACCCCCACGCCGAGCTTGACCAGCATGGCGGCGCGGGCCGGAGCAAATCCGGCCTCGACACCACGGTTGTAGCACTGCCACGAGCGGGTGAACCGCACGGTCTGTTCGCCTGATACCTGCATGATTGCTGCTCCTTACGCGATGCCGGCTTCGGTGCCGCCCGGCGCAACTGCTGAGCCGTTGCCGGGGTTGTTGGAACCCGTGGGCGGGGTGCCCCAGGTGCTGGCCGCAGCCGAGCCGGTGGCGCTGGGTGCCTGCACGTAGTAGGCAGCGCCGCCGTTGGGCGTGTAGCCGGTGGGTGCCCAGCCCGGCACGGTGGCCACGGCGAGCGAGGCCTGATGGCGCAGCCCGAAATCGTGCTCGCTGATCACGCGGAAAACCGTCTGGTCACGACGGAACGCGCTGACCTGCGCGCCGCTTGTGTCCTGATAGACGGCCACGTCGGACGCATCGATGTAGATCTCGTACGTATCCGCGATCACCACATCCTTCATGTCGGCCATGAAGATGTAGGCCCCGTTGTTCACGGGGGCGGCCGTGGTGCCGGTGTTCAGGTTGGAGGGCAGCTGCTGGCTGATCTTGAGCGGATGGCCCATCAGGTGCGGATCGTCACCGGACAGTTCATCGCGGAAGACGAAGTTGCCCACGCCGTCGCGCAGCGTCATGAGATACATCTTCACCGACGGCGTGGTGATCCACGTCGGCCGGATCATCATGCTCATGCCGTTCTCGAGCAGCAGCAGCATGCCCTGCAGCACGGAAACGACTGCGGTCAGGATGGCCTGGTTGTCGGTGCTGCTGTCGCCGGTGGCGGCGGGCAGGGCGGTTGCGATGATCTTGTTGGCCGCTGCTGCCTGGTTGAGCATGCCGATCGGGCTGTTGCCCGTGCCATCGCCCGTCAGGAACGCCAGATCCTCGCGGCGCGCCATGGTTTGCAGCAGGTCATCACGCACCAGCTCTTCCACGCCGATGGGCGAGCGCCGGATCAGGTCATTGCTGACCGGGACCAGGGCGGTGAGCTTCTTGGCGTTGAGCTGCAGGTCATCGAACGATTCCTGCGAGGCGCCCATGTCATCCAGCTCGCCCATGTAGCCCGCGCTGGCGCCGGCCGCGAGGCGGGGGATGGTGAGGTTGCCGCCGGGCATGGGAATGGTGGTGGGATCGGAATCACGCACCACGGTGCGCGCGCGCAGCAGCTCGATGATCTCTGTGGCGAAGGCCTGCGGGATCAGGGCGCCACCGGCGGCCGTGCCCGTGGTGTTCAGGGCCTTGGCGACTTCCTTGTCACGGAAACGCTTTTCCACCCATGCCGAGGCCTCGCGCATGCCGCAGGTCTTGGCCTTCAGTTGGCCCAGAATGAAGCGGGCGGCCTTGAAGCCCTTGGGTTCCTGCTGACGCACTGCCGGCTCGAGACGGTAGGCACCACGGGTAACGCGGGGACCATAGCCGCGCTCCTGGCTGGCCAGGGGATCATCGGGATCGCCTGCCATCGTCTCGGGCTCGTTGTCGGGGTCCAGCGGGTCGGCGTTGTCGCCCTCAATGTTCAGCAGCGATTCCGCGCGGCCGATGCGCTCGTCGAGGGCGGCAATCTCGCCCTGCAGCTGGGTGATGGTGTCGAGGTCTTCCTGCGGCAGGGTCTGGTCATCAGGCAGCTCGGCTTCCTTGTTGATCAGGGCCTTGATGCTGGCGACCTTCTGGGCGCGCTTGTTCTTCAGTTCGTGAAGCTTGAGCAATGATCGCTCCGGTCAATAAAAAAGGCGCCCGAAGGCGCCTTGAATGATCAGGCTGTGAGGAGGCCCGTCCGGGCCGTCACTCGATGGTCAGAAGGTGGACGCCAGTGTCTGGCGCGCACGCTTCTGACGGGCGATGCGATTGCGGCCTGCTGCCGCTTCGCGCTCGGCCTTCTCGATGTCGGGGTTTGCCGCGCGCGTCTGCGCATCGGCATTGTCCGGCAAAGTGGTGGAAGGTTCGGGTGCCGTGCCGGGAGCGCTGCTTTCCGGTTCTTCTTCCAGCAGCGCATCCGGGTTGCAGGGCACCGGGACCAGGCTGAACTCCAGCAGTTCCTGCCGCTTGAAATCCATCGGCATGAAAAAGCTGTCGTCGTCGTTCCGCTCGTTGGAGATGTCGTATTCGAGCGGGCGGAAACCCACGCTGGTGCCGGGCAGGAAGCCTTCGGCACTCAGGCGGTAGGCGGCCTCGGCATGTTCGCCCGCGCGCGGGATATCGGCGGGGGCGAACTCGACCGTGGCTTTGAGCACGCCCTCTTCCACGCCAATGTCGATGCAGCGGCCAATCGGGAACTTGTCCTGATTGTGCGCCCACAGCACGACGGGGTTCTTGCGGAAGTTGGTCAGATCCCAGCCATCGACGTCGACGGTATCACCCTCACGGTCGGGCGCGCCGGTGCTGATGGTGTAGCGCAGGGTCCGGTCCGACGGCCCTTTCTCCACGCTGCTGACGATATCCTTGCGGATCTGGATATTGCCGGGGTGTTCGCCCTTGCGGGCCAGCGCCTTGAAGCGCCTGGTATTCATGAGTTTCGCCATGAAGGCGCTTTTCCCATCAGGTCTGGGCAGCGGGGTCCGGTGCGGTGATGCGGGCCGGATCGTCGACTGCTGGCGCGGTGGAGGCCGCGCCGGTATTGAGGGGCACGCGGTATTCATCCCCACGCGGATAGGGGTTCATGCCTTCACGGGCACGCCATTCGTTGGCACTGATCAGCCCCGAATTGACGGCGGCCACACCGGCCGTGACACGGGACTGCATGTCGCCACGCAGCAGCTCGTCGAAGTTGAAGCGTACCCGTAGCCGCGCCTTTTCTTCTGAGAACACCAGCCGGCTGTGGATCTGCTCCTCAGCCTGCCGTGCCTTAGGGATCAGGGCATTGTCGATGTATTCCTGACTGGCGTTCTCGAAATTCGCTATCGTGACCTTGTCGCCACGACCAATCTTGTGGGGCGGGACGCTGAACATGCCGCAGATGTCGACATCTTCCTTTTCCCGCACCTCAAGAAACTGGGCTTCATCGGCTGTCATGCCGATGCGCTCGTATTCCAGCCCTTCCTCGAGCACGGCCGTCTTGCCGGTATTGTCGACGCCGCCATAGGCATCGCGCCAGCTGCTGGCCATGCGGGCGGCGGCCTCTTTCGAGAGGGACTTGGCCGTTTTCAGCACGCCCTGGATCTGCGCCCCGTTGCGGAACAGGGTGGCGCCGTGCCGCTGGGCGGCAATGGCCAGGCCGATCGCCTCGGGACAGGCCATGATGGGCGAGATGCCCATGTAGCCATCCAGCGTGAAGCCGCGCAGGTGGATCATGTCATCCTGATGGAGGCGGATGCCTTCGCCCACCAGTGGGTGGCTGATGTTGTAGAACAGCCAGCCCCGGGGCGACATCAGCACCGAGACGCGGTCGGGCATGATCGGGATGAGCGAGCGTGGCTGGCCGTTCTGCCCGCGCACGATGGCCACGTAGGAATTGCCCCGCATGCACAGGCACAGCGTGACGTAGAACCAGAACTGGTAGGGTGTCTGCCAGCGGTTGGGATACGCCAGCAGCATGGCGAGGGGGTGCGTGGTGGTGACGGTGGCGCCGCGCCCGTTGGGCAGGATCTCCTGAACCTGCAGCGGGATCTTGGCCAGATCCTCGGAGATGCGGTTTACGCAGGAAAACACGGCCGAGGCCTGCATGGCGGTGAACGGGGTGACAGGCAGCCCCGTGGCGGATGGAAGCGCGCCGAGGCCAGCAGAGAGCCAGGACGGGTAGGAGCCGGATGCAAAGCTGTCCGCCTTGGTGCGGACGGGCATGCTGACGCGCGGCTCCTTGCGCTCGATTTCCCGGTGAGGGGAAAAGAGGGTTGGCAGTAGGGCCATTACAGGACCATGATTCCCCGTTCTTCGTAGATCGAGCCCCCTTCATCCACCAGCAGGCGGGAGCGCCCCATGATCAGGGCAACAGGGCCGTCGATCTTGTTCTTGCCTTCGGACTTTCGCGGATAGACCTGATCCTTGGCATCCACCCGCGCCTCGACGTTGGACATCATCCACGTCATGGGATGGGTGGGTGCGCAGCCATGGACAATCAGGCCGGCATCGATTTCGGCATCCACCTGCTTCATGGGCTCGGAATAGTTCCGGGCGTTCTGGTCGAACTGGATGACGTTGGCCCCCTTTTTCATGAGCCGCGTGACCAGATAGGTGGCCTGCGAAGGATCGAAGACGATCTCATCAATGACGAACTGCTGGCGCAGCAGATCGATGTCTGCCTCGATGCGCTCGTAATCGATGATCTCCCCATCGGTCACGATCAGGGAAGGGGGGCTGCCCTCGGTGCCGTAGGCCCATCCCTGATAGTATTCTGCGCCGTCTGCATTCTCGACTGCCGCTTCCGGCAGGTAGTAGCGGCCGAAGGTGGCGATGCGCCCGTCAGGCAGCGGGACGAGCATCTGCAGGGCGGCGATGTCTTTCTTGGATGCGAGGTCCAGGGCAAGGACCGCGCGCCGGCCATGTAGCGCTTCTTCACTAAAGGCCGGGTCGTAGCAGTTGCCCCAGGCCTGCATGTTGAAAAAGGCGTTGCGGGCATTGACCCACAGGTTCAGGTGTTTGGTCTTGAACGTCGCCTGCAGGCGGGGATTGCGGATGGCAGCGGTCTGCCGGGCAATCAGGAACTCCTCCTGCACCGAGACCCCGATATTCGGGTTCGCCTTGCGCAGCGCCTCGATCGTGGTCCAGTCGTCTTCCGGGTCGATGGTCCATTCGACGAAAAACCGTTCCTCGTCCACGAAGATGCCCTGCAGCATTTTGCGACTGGTCTGGATCTCGTCGTAGCAGGGGCTGGCGATGTTGGAGCCAGCCGTGGTGATCCCCCACAGGATGGGCTGGTCGCGTGCGCCCATGCCGGTCAGCATGGTGTCCCAAAGGTCCGAGGTGTCATGCTCGTGGTATTCATCCACGATGGCACATGACGGGGAAGCGCCGTCCCCCGGCTTGCCGATCACCGGCTCGAAGCGGCTGCCTGTGCTGATGACATGCAGGTTTGAAGCGTTGACGCCCACAGCATAGAACGACCGGAAATCCGGCGTCTTGAGCGCCATTTCGCGGGCTGGGCGGAACACCTCCCATGCCTGCTTTTTTGATGTGGCGCCGCAGTAGACTTCGGCACCCGCCTCATGGTCGGCCGACAGCATGAACAGGCCGACGGGGGCAGAGAGTGCCGACTTGCCGTTCTTGCGCGGCACCACGATCAGGACGAGCCTGAACCGCCGCAGCCGGCTGGTCCGGTGGACCCACCCGAAGACATTTACCATGATGAAAGACTGCCACGGCTCGAGCCGGATCAGTTCCCGCTTCTGTGCCCATTTGCCCTTGGTGTGGGGCATGAGCTCGGTGAAGTCACAGGCGCGTTCCGCCTTGCCGACGTCCAGTTCGTATGGCCATTCCGGGTCATCGGCTTTGGCGAGATCCGACAGGAAACGTGCGCACGCCAGGCGCACCCACTGGCAGGCATCGATCGTGCCGGATATGACGTCAGAGGCATACTGGATGGCCGCATCGACATGGGGCTGCGGGGCGGCTTTCGGCTTGCGGGGTTTCTTTACCCGATCTGCTGGAAGGCGTTCTCGTTTTGCTGCCCTTCCGCTCCGACCTTTGACCGGTCGGCCGGTGTCAGGCCGAATTTCGCCAGCCACATTGCTACCCTGCGGTTTGCATCAGCGATGGCGGCAACCTCGGGGCGCATGCGCACCATGGGACCGCTCTTGCCGATTGTCACGTAAGTCTGCGCACCAGCCGCAGCGACCTCGATCTCGCGCATGATGGGCGTCTCATCATCTGCGACGCCGTCCTGCACCTGCGTCACGATGGGCCGCGCGAGAGAGGCGCGTGCCTCCAGTTCATCGGCTACGGCTTCGCACAAGCCCTCAAGCGCCAGACTATCCGCTGTGGTGAGAACGCCCATTCCGTCGAGCAGCCGGGCGGCCTTTGTCCAGACTGCTTTTGCCCGTTTTGACAGGCCAGCGGGCGCCGTCGGACGGGCGCGTCTGGGCTTCGGTTCTTTAGGGTTGGCGCGGCATGCCTGGGCGGTGCCCGTCACAACTTTGAGGTGCGTGGGCTTGCGCGGACGGGCCATCCCTTTTTTCCTCCATTATGCACGCGCGTAAAAATGACTAGGTAGCGGTCCACATCAAAAGGAGGGTCGTTTTAGACCCCCCTATGGGGGGATCGTGGTGCATGCGGCATTTGCTGGCATCATCCGGCGGGAGATCCCCGCTGATCCCGCGCCGTGCGCGCGCTGTGGCATGGTTTGCACAACGGCCGCAGGTTCGACCAGTCCAGGCGCAGGTCGGGGCGCTCCTTGATCGTGAGGATATGGTCGACCTCGTTCGCCGGTGTCAGCCGACCCTGCTCGTAACAGAACAGGCACAGCGGATGCGCCGCGAGGAAGGCCCGGCGGCATTTCTGCCACCGGCGATCATAGCCCCTCGATGCAGCAGATCCCCGCCATCGGTCATATTGTTGCCGGGGCTGGGCAATCGGCCCGGCAACCCTGTGGCGCGGGGGTGCAGCGGGCATCAGAAATCGCAGCCACCGCCATCGGACCCGCCACCACAGTCGAAGCCGCTGCTATCGCCGCCACCGCCGCTGCTGTAGTCGAACCCGCCGCCGCTGGAACCGGCATCGCTACCGCTTCCCGCAAAAGGATCAGATGCCGGGGCAGGCGCGCTGACCTCGCGCTCGATGACCGTGTCGTGGTCACGGCCGCCGATCATCGATCCGGCAATGCCGCCCAGCAGCGCGCCTTCCATGAAGCCGTTGTCAGATCCGCGCGATGCACCGGTGTTCACGATGACCGGTGCGCTGGGGCTGGAGCCTGCATTTACGGACCCGTATCCGCTGGATGCCATCGGACGCGCCGGCGGGACAGACGTCCTTACCGGGTTACGAGCCACCGGCGGTGTCTGCGTCGTCTTGTCCATGACGCGCCGGACCATCTGGGCATCATGCTCCCGCTGGATCCGTGCCATTCGTTCTTCATGCTCCTGGGTGATCAGGGCCTTCCGGATGCTGTCCTGTCGCTTCGACCAGGACAGCCAGGCGAAGATGGCAATGACAGCGACAATGAACAGCAGGCACACGAACATGAAGCCCGTGCTGATATGCACATGGTGGGTGGGGTGCATTAAGGATTTCCCGAAATGGATAGGGTCAGACCGAAGAGATCAGCAACTCGGCTGCCGGTTTCTTTTTCAGCCCGACCGAATAGGTGGTCATGACTTCCTCGATCTGGAAACGACCGAAAATCTGCCGGATTTCCGGCACGTCATTGATCGAGAGGATAAAGCGGCCTTTCAGGCTGCCCAGTAGGTCAGCGATCCGGCCAAAGTCCTCGGGCGAGAAAATGCTCTTCCCGTAATCGTCCTCACATCCCCAGTAAGGCGGATCGAGGTAGAACAGCGTGCGCGGCCGGTCATACCTGGTGATCAACTGCTCGTAGGGCAGGCATTCGATGACCACGCCGGACAGGCGCTGGTGCACCTCGTCAAGCAGCGGCCCCAGCCTGCCCACATCGAAACGGGCCGATGCGGCAACCGCCACGCCAAACGTCCGCGACCGGGGCTGACCACCAAACCGCACGCGCTGCAGATAGAGGAACCGGGCCGCACGCTCCAGATCGGTCAGGCTGTCAGCGTTCATGTCCAGCAGGCGCTGGAACTCATCCCGGCTGGTCAGCTGGTATTTGAGCATGTCCATCAGCGCTTCGTAGTGCCGCTGGAGGATGCGAAACAGGTTCGAGACGTCACGGGAAACGTCGTTGATCACCTCACCCTTTGCGCGGAACGGCCTACGCAGGAAGATGCCGCCCATGCCGATGAAGGGCTCGACATAGGTGTCATGGGACACCTTGGCGATGCGCTCGATGACACGGGACGCGAGGTTACGCTTGCCGCCCAGATAGGGGGCAACAGGCGACACGGGAGTCGCCGGAATTTGTCTCTCGGACATATGAATGATACTCGAACGCCCGTTCCTTCACAGGAACCGGGGCGGGGGTTTCCCGTGCGCAGTGCCAGCTGCGCGGTTTGGTTTGTTGCAAGCAAACCAGCCCTCGCCCCCAAACCTGTGAGGCGAAGGAAACCATCCGACCGGACTAAGCCCGGGCGTGATCGAGTGAACGATGGACCGTGAACAGTCAATGTTCACTGATCGAATTACTCATTTCCAAGCGATCGTCAAGAATTTTTGTATAAATAAGGAAGAACTATAAATGAAAGTAATTAATAAATTAAAAGAAATTATTGAATTTGTAATCAATGAAACTTTTCATTTTATCATTAATTCATTACATTATGCTTATAATTTCTTAATAAATAACCCGACAGTTATCGTAACTGGATTTGCTGCTTATATAAGCTACCAGGTATACAGAGCAACTAAGTTCAATAAAGCATTAGATGCTATGAAAGACTTTTCTGATATTTGCAACTCATATTTAATTTCTAATGATGATCTAAAAAATACAGAAGCAAAAAACTTCTTTCCAAAGGATTTTCACAGTATATCAGCTATAGCAAGTACGATTATAAAGGCAGATCAATTCATAAATGAATATTATAATTCTGTTCGCATCCCGCCAATATCATCGGCAGAAGAAAAAGACAAAAAATCCCTTCGCAATTTATTCAAGTATTATCTGCATACTACAATAATAGAAGGTATCTCTACTGGCAGTTGTAGATCTACAGATGGCAATGAATTAACTGGTATTCTAAAAACATTAAAGATACAATTTGCTGATGCAAGGAAAATTTTATCTATTAATCCTTTGAAAACAGATTGATAAACTTATGTTCATGCACGTGCTATATCTAAGTGTCTGACCGAAAATGAGTTGAGTGATTTCAGCGGGTTATGATTCATGGGTTTGCGATAACCTGATGAGATCAAGATGGCCTGGACTGAAATCACCCGAGCGCAGTATCAAAGGGACGACCTGGAATATGCAAGCGACCTGCGCGATGCGGAGTGGGCGCTGATTGCGCCGCTGATGCCCGAGAAGAAACGGCTGGGCAGACCACGACGTACGGATTTGCGCCGGGTCATGGAGGCGATCCTCTATATCGTCACGACCGGTTGCCAATGGCGGCAGTTGCCCCGGCACTTTCCGGCCTTCACGACCGTACAGGGCTATTTCTACCGTTGGATCCGCGAGGGAAGATGGGAAGCCATGAACCATATTCTCGTGATCCTGTCGCGTGAGCAGGACGGGCGAGACGCCACGCCTTCAGTGGGCATTATTGACAGCCAGTCGGTTAAAACCGCTGAAAATGGCGGCCCACGCGGTTATGACGCGGGCAAGAAGATCAAGGGACGCAAGCGGCATATCGCGACCGACACGCTGGGTCATGTCGTGGCGGCTGTTGTACATCCCGCCGACATTCAGGATCGTGATGGTGCGCCGCTGGTAGCGGTCAGGATACGCTCATTGTTTCCCTGGCTTCGCCATCTGATCGGTGACGGGGGATATGCTGGCGAGAAGTTGCGTGGTGCGCTGGCTGAACTCGGCCGATGGACGATCGAGATCGTCAAACGTAGCGATCGGGCCGAAGGCTTCGTCGTCCTGCCCAAACGCTGGATCGTGGAGCGTAGCTTTGCATGGCTCGGACGTTGCCGTCGCCTCACGAAGGATGTCGAGGCAACAATCTCGTCATCCCACGCGTGGTTGATGATTGCCCATATCCGCAGAGTTCTGCGAAAAATCAATCAAACTGCTTTCTGATTCAGGCTCTAAGGGAACCTGCCGGAAATCATCTTCCGGCCGTTCGCGCTCATGAAAGCGGATGTAATACCAAGGGCTACTGTCTCTGACTCATCTGTGAAGTGACGCGAAGGGCCTGTTCTGATTCTGTCGTGAGAGGGAGGATCGGGAATGGCTGGTGCGATTGCCTTACGGACGGATTATACGGCTTCTGCGTTACGGCGTCTGGCCTCTCGTACGCGGGATGCGAATGTTGCACGGCGCCTTTTGTCTCTGGCTGCGGTGCGCGACGGTGCCAGCCGGGGCGAAGCGGCGCGGATCGGCGGGATGGACCGGCAAACCCTGCGGGACTGGGTGCACCGGTTCAATGCTGCGGGGCCGGATGGCTTGCACGATCAGTGGCGCAACGGGTCGGTCTGCCGCCTGACAGCGGACCAACTGGCAGAATTATCGGCGCTGGTCACGACAGGGCCTGACCGTGCCCGGGACGGCGTAGTGCGCTGGCGTCGGGTCGATCTTCAGCGGGTCATCGAAGAGCGTTTTGGCGTCTCCTATCACGAACGCCATGTCTCCGCCCTGTTGAAGCGGCTTGGGTTCAGCCACGTCAGCGCGCGTCCGCGTCACCCCGGACAGGATCCGTCCGTCATGGACGCGTTTAAAAAAACTTCCCCACGATCCTGAGCGCCCATACCGGGCATCTGCCCAGAGGCAGGCGGATTGAACTCTGGTGGCAGGACGAGGCCCGCATCGGGCAGAAAAACGGTCTTGTCCGGCAATGGGCGCGGCGTGGCACCCGACCACGCCAGCCTGCCGATCAACGCTATGAGAATGCCTGGCTGTTCGGCGCCATCTGCCCCGCACTCGGCAAGGCGGCAGGCCTGGTGTTGCCGTTTACCGGCACGGCCAGCATGCAACTGCATATCGAGGAAATCTCACGCTGCGTCGCACGCGGAGCGCATGCCGTCGTCCTGCTCGATCGTGCCGGCTGGCATACGACACCCAAACTCAGACTGCCGCGCAACGTCAGCCTGATCTTCCTGCCGTCCCGCGCGCCCGAACTGAACCCGGTCGAGAATATCTGGCAGTTCCTACGCGCCAACTGGCTGTCCAACACCGTGTTCAGCGGCATCGAACACATCATCGAAGCCGCATGCACCGCATGGAACAACCTCACCGCCCTGCCACAGACCATCCGATCCATCGGCCTCAGAAAATGGGCTCATATAGGTCAAAGGTGATAGCCCGTAGTATAAGCCTTGGTCGCGTCGATGCGGATGCTGTCGGAAATGGCGCCCATGGCGCGCAGCCATTCCTCGTCATCGATATTGAGCCGGCGCAGGCTGAGGATCTTGTCCGTGCGGATCTTGCCCTCTTTGCCGACCTCGAAGGCGTCCGTCACAATGACGCGCAGGTTCTCATCCGCGCCCTTGGACCAGCGCCCCAGACAGCTGTCGATCAGCGACTTGGCTGCCTGCAGTTCTGGGCCAAACGAAATGGTATCGCCCATTGCGATGGTGATCTTCTTCAGCCCGTCGTAACTGGTCAGCGTGATGTTGCCCTTCTGGCCGCCATAGGTGGTGCCATACTTCTCGGCAATGAGCGCCAGGACGGTGTGAATGTCCTCGAAGGCTTTTATGCGAAACCCACTGAGCGCCTTTCGCAGTTCCGCTGCGCCAGTGAACGTCTCGCGCACCAGCTCATCCACCATCAGGTGTTCAGGCTTGACCTTGTCACGGGGCACAAGGCGACCGCCCGAATCCTGCATGTAACCTTCCGGCACCATTACGCGGCCTCCCGCTGTGCACGGCGCATGTTGCTCGCGCATTCTGCCGCGCGGTCGTTGGCCCAGATGCGGACACCAGGCCGACGGTCACGATGGGCAATACGGCGATAATGCGCGGCGGCGCGCTCCCAGACAGTGACGTCCGTTGCAGGCTGGCGCGGCTTGCGGCTCGGCTTCATGAGGCTTCCTTGATGCACAGGTGAGGGGACCGGCGCGCGTGGCGCTACAGGTCCAGAAACTTTCCAGCGCCCGCGCCTTCGCGTGCGTGGCTGTATCGTGTCGTGGTCGCCAGCGATGTGTGGCCCAACTGCTGCTGCACCACATGCGCCGGCGCGCCGTTGTCCTGCATGTGGCTGGCGTACGCGTGGCGCAGCCAGTGGGCGGAAACCTGCTCGGGCAGGCCCGCACGCTTCGCGGCCCGCTTAACGGAGCGGTGGACCGCATCAACGCTAAGCGGACCGCCATCGTGGCCGGGGACCATCGGCGCTTCTGGCCGACTATCAACACGCAGCGCCACGATCTCCTTCCACACCTTGGCGGGGATCTCGACGGTTCTGTTCTTGCCGCCCTTGCCAAACACATGGGCGACGCCGCCCTGCTGGCGGCGCTTGAGGTCTTTCCACCGCACGGCGCAAAGCTCGGATATGCGCAGGCCGGTGGCATACAGCACGCGCAGCATGGTGCGCCTGCGCGGGTCCGTTTCCCCATCAATGAGGTCTCGCACCTGTTCCTGCGTGAGGATCCGCTCATGCAGGCTGTCGCGCATCTTCGGCACGCGGACGGCAGGCCCCACATCGCGGGGCAGCATCTCCATGGCAGCGCCGTAGGACAGCAGCGACTTGACGGCCATCAGCTTGCGCCGCCGCGTTGCATCCGCTCCCGTCAGACTGTCGAACCAGTTCTGCAGGTCGGGCGCAGTCACTTCCGGCAGGGTCTTGCCCACATGCGCAAGGAAGGCGCGGACATCGCTCTCATAAGCCCGGCGGGTGTTCTCGCCACGGTTGTGGAGCCATGTCTTGATCAGCAGATTGTCGGCCGAGTTCTGAGGGGCTTTTGGGGCCTCATCAGTGGACGGCATGGCGCGGTCTCCGCTAACCATATGATTTCATTATAAAATGGGGCGGATAAGCCCCCCTGAAATCCGCTTGATAACTGGTGTTATCTTGCGGCGATCAGGCCCCTGTCAGGGGTTATCTTGCGGATGCCCGATCAGGCCATGCCAGATAACTTTGAGTTATCCTTGCAGCTATCGGGCACGCCACATGCCGATGCACAGCATGGGTTGCGCCACGATCCAGCCCGCGAGAATGAGCAGATCGGCGAACCGGGTGACTGGCATTGTGTTCAGCTCATGGATCAGATCGGTCATTTTGCTGCCACCTTGCGCTTTGCGGGAACGGCTTTTTGTCGATGGACCTGCCGTCGATTACGGGCCTGAAAATAGGCGCTCGCGGGTCCGGAACAGATCCATGCGAACACGAGCATCGCAATCACCAGAAAGCGCCATGCACTCAGGTCATTCATCGCTTGTACCAATGGTGTCAGTGAGATAAAATCTGACAGTTTCATCCTCTGGTCCGTTCAGGGGGTGGAACAGAAGGCCGTCGGTGTAGCAGCACCGATGGCCTTCACTGTGTTTAAGCAGGCTGGCTGGAATGCGACCAATCTTTTGATGCTGCATTCCTTTTTTACGGGGGTCAGCATTCCCCATCTGAATCATTATCCCAGCGAAGGCGCGCCAACGCGCCGGCCACGACTGCCCATCATCGGCCCGAACGCGAGCGTCGATTTGACCAGGCCGGCGGGCATCCGTTCACTCTCGCGGGCCAGCGCCTCCCGCCTGATGGCGGCGAGAATGTCATCCATCGCCTTGGGCAGCATCCGCCCGGCAAAACGCTGTCCACCACGTTGCACCCACTGGCTTTCGCCGCAGCGGGCAACCGCGTCATGATAAAGAACCTGGGAAGCGAGTGTGCCGATCGCGACATCCGCGCGGTGGCGAGGAAAGGGGTTCCACTCCACTGGCACGAGCAACACGCGCGATTCAGTCGTGGTCACGACAATGCCGTGCAGGTGACCGCGCACGACAATATCGCCGCGCGACAGGGTCGGCAGCTGTTCTTCCATCTGATGGCTCTATGTTGGGAGCGCCCGAGCGGGCATAAAAAAAGCGTGGCGTCCATTCTCTGGACCCACGCATAACGATAGTTTGCCACAAATGACGGAAAAGCGGTGACACGTCAACCCTTCCACAAAGGCCCCGGCATCCCGGCATAATGCTCTGCCAGTTGCTCCAGCAGGAAGCACAGGGCGCCCGACGTGTTGCGCTTGTTTTGTTTCAGGCGTTCTGACATGTCATTGAGGGACAGGCCCTCGATCATCAGCATCATCATCAGCTGTTCGCCGCGTCCACCAATACGGGCGCGGATGTATTTGCAGCGCTCGACTGAGCCAATGCGCCCGATCATGGCATCATGGATATCGCCGCGTTTCGCACCGTGTTCCATTTCAGGATCGGTTCCACCGAGCACGCCGATTTCGTAATCGACTGCCCAGCACTGCGCGGCGCTGACCTGCCCCTCAGTAATGGCGCGTGAGCGCAACAGGCCATACAGCCCAGCACACCGGCGCCAGACCTCGACAGGTCGGGATTTCTTGGTGAGCGCAACATCCACCTGGGCCAGGTCATGGTGCGCGATACGTGTTTCTGACGGCTTGAAATCAGGCCGGAATGCAGACTGGACGGGCGAAGGTGCCCGGCGACGGGAAAGGGCGGCGACAGACACGCGGGGCCTTTCAGTAAACGGGTCTCCCGGCGTCATCGTCTCTTTGCGGAACCTGCAACACCAGGGAGCAGGCAGGATCGATCAGCGGCCAGGAAGTTGCCTCATTATATCCACCTTTTGTACACAGGTCAGCAACCGAGTCGCTTGCCCAGCATTTACATGGTGTTTGGGGGCAGAAAGCCCGGCAGGGCGGGCAAAATAATCCACAGTCGCTCAGGCCGGCACCATCCTGTTCATGCGCGCCAGCGTGTTTTTCCACGACCGGTAATCCGATGGTGTGCCAGCCGCGATAACGAATTGCGCCGCCCGATCATGCATCAGGCGGATATGGCCCTTGCTGGTCAGCGAGTAGCGCCAGCCGGAGGCACGAGCCCGCGCGATCAATTCGCGCGCCGACTTGTGCCAGCGTATTTTCATGCCGCCACGTCCTGCGGGCGGTACGCGGCCAGATAGGCCTCGAGGGTCAGTTCCGTGGTGGGGCGGCCGCGCTTGGCTGCCATATCGGCCCACTTCTGCTTGGCGCGGCCGTAATCCCCCAGTTCCTGCATCAGCGCGGATAATGCCCGTTGATCCTCGACCAGATCCGCGCGCGCCTGCTTCTCCCAGTCCTGCATGACAGGCGATGGCGCGGGCTCGGGCAGGTCTGCCGAAATCTGGTGCTGCGCCCATGCAGCCCGCACCGGCTTGTCGAAGCAACCGGCATGCTGCGGTATTTCGCGGTTCTGGTGCATTGCGGCCGTATGGTCGGCCACGGCCTGGACGATCACCGGCTCGGATATGCCAGCCTGCAGCCATTTGCGAACAATGCCGGTATGCCGCCGCGTGCTGTCTTTGGGGAAGCCGGCCGCTTCCATGACGGCCCGCACGGCCCGGTCGAGGGTGGCGTCATCGATGACGGCCTCGGTCTGGGCAAAACCGGTTTCGGCAGATTCAGATATAGATGAATCAATTTCCTTATCTTTATCTATATCTAGGGAAGCCTCAGAACCCAAAACCGAAACCGAACCCCCGGAAACCGAAAACCGGTTTTGGTTTAGGTTTCGGTTTTTGGTTTCCGCCGGAGCGGGCAGGGACACCATGAGCGGGATGTTGCGCTGGCGGGTTGCGGCCTCGGCTTCCTGAGCGCGGCGGATCTTCGCCTGCTCGGCCGTCTCGCCCTTGCGCGGTCGGCCGCCGCTGCCGCCATTGATCTTGGCATGGTGGCCCCGAAGCGTGTCATCAGCCGGGATGATACCCGCCGCCTGGGCAGCCTCGAACCGCCGCAGGTTCTCCTCACGCTCGGCACGTTTCCGCGCACGCTCCTGCCGCCGTATCTCGCGCTGCAGCAGGTGGGGGCTGTATAGCGCGCCCTCATCATCCCGCGCGGCGAAGCCCCATTGCTCGATCAGGGGCAGCGTGCGCGCCAGAGTGGCCGGGGTCTCGCATATGAAGGCCGCGATCTCGTCGTCGGATAGCATGTGCGTGCCACTGCGCAGCACGATCATCCGATTGGCCTTGAGCGTGTCGAACAGCGAATGCGCCACGCCACGCGCCTCGGCGGGCATGGTGCGGATCAGTGTCCAGGCGGGCACGGCACCGGCATCGAAATCAGCGACTGTAGGCAGGCAGGTCATGCGTCGCCTTCCTTGTTCTGGGGCGGGCATTCATGAGGACAGTCAGCGCATCGGGCGCGCATGCGCTCGAGCTCGTCCAGCGCCTGGCGCAATGCCTGCCGGTTCGCCATGAGATGGGCGACGATGCCGGTCAGGCCGTCGGGCAGGGCATAGATGCGGGTCAGGAAAAGACTTAGTGTCTGACCGAAAATGAGTTGAGTGATTTCAGCGGGTTATGATTCATGGGTTTGCGATAACCTGATGAGATCAAGATGGCCTGGACTGAAATCACCCGAGCGCAGTATCAAAGGGACGACCTGGAATATGCAAGCGACCTGCGCGATGCGGAGTGGGCGCTGATTGCGCCGCTGATGCCCGAGAAGAAACGGCTGGGCAGACCACGACGTACGGATTTGCGCCGGGTCATGGAGGCGATCCTCTATATCGTCACGACCGGTTGCCAATGGCGGCAGTTGCCCCGGCACTTTCCGGCCTTCACGACCGTACAGGGCTATTTCTACCGTTGGATCCGCGAGGGAAGATGGGAAGCCATGAACCATATTCTCGTGATCCTGTCGCGTGAGCAGGACGGGCGAGACGCCACGCCTTCAGTGGGCATTATTGACAGCCAGTCGGTTAAAACCGCTGAAAATGGCGGCCCACGCGGTTATGACGCGGGCAAGAAGATCAAGGGACGCAAGCGGCATATCGCGACCGACACGCTGGGTCATGTCGTGGCGGCTGTTGTACATCCCGCCGACATTCAGGATCGTGATGGTGCGCCGCTGGTAGCGGTCAGGATACGCTCATTGTTTCCCTGGCTTCGCCATCTGATCGGTGACGGGGGATATGCTGGCGAGAAGTTGCGTGGTGCGCTGGCTGAACTCGGCCGATGGACGATCGAGATCGTCAAACGTAGCGATCGGGCCGAAGGCTTCGTCGTCCTGCCCAAACGCTGGATCGTGGAGCGTAGCTTTGCATGGCTCGGACGTTGCCGTCGCCTCACGAAGGATGTCGAGGCAACAATCTCGTCATCCCACGCGTGGTTGATGATTGCCCATATCCGCAGAATTCTGCGAAAAATCAATCAAACCGCTTTCTGATTCAGGCTCTTAGGGAGGGAAAGTAGCTGCCACGGTCCAGCCGGAAACCAAAACCGCGCCCAAAATCGAGAGAGATGCCCCGTGGCAATTTTATTCGTTTGGGCATTGTTGCTTGCCTTCATCCACCAGACGGAAAATTTCGTCGCGCAGCTCGTCACATTCCATCATGAGTTTCATCAGTTCTTCCCCACGGGGAGCTGAAACACCATCGAGCCAGTTCCTGACAGTTCGCGGGCTGGTATCAATCCGCCCTGCGAGAACCTTGGTTCCGTTGCGCATCTGTCCGTACTGACGCACCAGCACGCCACGCACGGTGTCGCGGTAAACAGCAGACGTCATGGAATGAATCTTTTGCGTTGTATTTGACCAAGTCTTTCCCACCACAATCCTCCATGATCTCTTTCAGCACTGAGAGAGATCATATGGAGGAAGGAGCAAAGACGGTATGCAGCGCGTGCCCCAGCCATCGCGGGTGACGGACGGGGCATGCGCTGCGACAGACCTGATGATGCCTGCTTCATGCTGACACCTCATCCTGTGCAGGCACGTCCTGACCGGCATCGCCAACAGGGGCCGCAAACACGCGCGCCGCATGTTCATCACACCACACACGACGCACGCACGCAGGCCGCCCGCAGAACGCAGGGCGCGCACCGTGGCGCACGGTCCCCTCGATCCACTGGCAGGTTGCGCCGCTGGCCATGGCGGTGGGTGAACGGGGGGTCATCAGTCCGCTGCCTTGACCGGCGACCACGACACGCATGGAAAGCCAGCATCGTCATATTTTACGGTGCAGAGATACCCCGCGCGATAAAGTGCACAGATCTGCGCCGAGATGTCCTCGGCTGCCACCTGTACCAGCTCGATCAGGAAAGAGGATGGCGGCACCTTGCAATGCCATTCCACGTCGACGCCGCCGTCGCAGGAACAAACCCGGATATCACGCACGCGGATACCGATCTTGGAGACCCGCGCCAGCAATTCCTCAACCTTGCGTTTTTTACCATCAACGTCGGTTGCAGAATCGGAAGTCGATGTATCTCCGCTGGCCGCAGCACACTGATCAACCTTCGGTCCCGTGGGTGTTTCAGCAGCACATTCAGCATGTTTGTGCGCCTGCGCGCCAAGTGCTTCCACGGTGCCGGTGACCTGCCCTGTCTGAACCGGTGCCGCCTGCTGTGCAGGCAGCATCGGCTCCAACTGGGCATCACGCTTGCCAGTACGCACAAACCGCTCGATCTCGGTTGCAACCGCAAATGCCCGCTCGTTGTGGTGGGAATCAAGACGATTGCCCACACGGGCCTGCTCCAAAGCCCACATGCGCAGGTTCTCGTCCGAGGAATACGATGAAAGATCCATCTGGATCACTCCTTGTTGGGAAGGGGGGAACGCGTCGGCTCGACCGCCTGGGCGGGAGCGCATGACGCATATGTCTGGCCTGCGGGCGCATAGGCGCCCTTGCGGGCCGGTCGATTGCCCGACCGGCCCGCTTGGCCCACCATGGTTGTTGCAACACACCCCATGGAGGATTCGATGTCTCTTACACCCGAAGATTTCCTGCCAATCGTGGACAAGGTCCGCAGGCTTCCCGACGGCAAACTGCGCCTGGCCATACGCGTGCTCTTGCAGGGGCAAGACGAAGAGTCGTGGCCTGCCATCAAGATTACCCTGCTGCCGGGTGATTTTAATGCGCGGCAGGGGCTTGCAGAGCTTGCGATGCTGGCTCTGCAGAAGGTGGAAAAAGCGGCGGGGCAGGCAGTCATCGCGTTTCGCCAGTCGCGCTGGTAGGCTGCCCGAAATAGCCGCGGTAGAACGACCGAGGCACGTCCTGGGCCAGAATGACGGCCCGGGCATTTCCCCTGAGGGTCACTTCATTAATCCCGTAATCTTCAGCGCAGGACAGAAGCACGTCATATCGCCGGAGCAGGGTGTTCAGCTCACGCAGCATCATATCCTGCGGGAGCGCGCGGAAGGCCTGAATGTCGTCCTGGCTAGCGTTATGGCAGAAGTCATAGGCTGCCACGCTGCTTTGATCGGGCTGTGCTTCTGGCTGCCCCAGCCCACGCTCCAGCCAGTCAGGTGCAACCGAAGTCGGGCAGCCCGCAGGCGTGGAATGGCCGGCTCGGCAGGCACGCATGCTGTCGCGCAGGGCATACGCTCGCGCCAAAAGCCTTTTGACAAATGCATCAGTACGAAGTGCTTGGGCCAAGAGAGGCGATTTTTTCATGCTGCCCCCCGCTGCTCTGGAGAGGATGGGCAGGCTGACTCCCGATCAAAGAAATCAGGGCGTATCCGTGCGCGAGAGATGCCAAAAACAGCCTCAATTTGGATTGCTCGGTGAGGGGGGACGCAACCTTTTTCCCATTTGTGCCACGTGGAAAAGTGGACACCTAAGCGCGTCGCGGCTTCCTCCAGCGTCAACCCGAGCTCTTTGCGGATATCTTTCAGCATCATGACCCGTTTAGCGCATAAAGCTAAATTATGGTCAAGCGAATTTCGCTAATACCCCGATAGGAGGGGAGCGGTGAATCAGAACATCCTGCGGCTATGAGCAAACGTAAGCGAACCTTTCATTACCGCATGCCACATTTGCGGGCTTGGCGTGAAAGCAGGGGCCTGTCACGTCAAGCTGTTGCTAACAGGATAGGAGAAATTCGCCTTGATCTGGCGGGTATGGACCAAGCCACAATCGCAAAATGGGAAAGTGGTGAGACCGCCGTGAAGGTAGAAGATCTAGAACTGTTGGCGCAGGTGTATGGTGTGACAGCAGACCGACTCTTTTTTGCGCCTGGGGATGCGCGTTTGCCCGAATGGATGAAGCGTGCGTACGAGGTGTTTAGTGAGAAAAGCCCAGAAGCCGTAGAAGCTTGGTTGGAGATGGGCAAAAACTTATCAAAACGAGATATTCAATCTGATTGAATTAGCTATTTCCGCTAAAAATCTCTGGACACATTTTAGCGTATAAAGCTAACTACCTCCATCGCCACCCGCGATGGAGGTTTTTGTGTCCACCGATTCCAATTCCCAGCATGTGACGCCGACGCGGCTCTTTGTCTGGAAGTCCCTCTTCGGGAATAAAGGTATCCAGTTCAGCCCCGAGATGATGGCCGAGGTGCAGCATCTCTGCACCCGCCTGAACGCGGGCAGTTCCCTCGATTACCCTGCCGCTGTTGCTGCCAAAGACGTGCGCAGGCACCGTGGTTCAAAACTGGCGAACCATATGGGGAAGGGGCTCATATGCCGGGAAGTCATAGATCCCGCCCATATCCATGAAATCGATCAGCTCTTGCACGATGTCGTCGTGGCCAGCTTGGCTGAGGCCATTCTGAACGGTGCCGATATCGATGAACTGATGGCAACAGATGAAACCAGTCCGCCCACTGAACCCAGGCGGGTGATCGTTGGTCTCGGAACATCCATAACCACGCAGGATGTCCGCTCATGAGCGGCGACCTGAAACGCATCGAGCCGCCCCAGCAGCTCATCGAGACATACACGCTGCGCTGGCAGTCGCTTGGCCCCGGTGCGTCTGTCGCTTTCTCGGCATCCGATGAAACTCTGGCCCGCTCCACACTGGCAGGCCTCCATCAGGCAAGCTGGGAATTAAAAGAGCCGTTGAAGCAGCAGATGGTGGAGCAGCACCGCGTGCGCGCGGCCATCGAGCTGATGCGTATCACGGCCCAGAATTTTGGTGGCCGGGGCTCGGTCAACGTCCTGGAACTGGTCGAAGGGCAACGCGCCTGGCACGCTCTGCGCGCCGCAATTCTGGCCGAGAAAATTAAAGAGGCGGGGGAAGGGATATGACCTTGCCTCTGCCCGCGGTCGAAGAGCCGGGCATGGGCGACCTGCAGTCCGCGGTCCTGCGTCGGCAGGACTGCGAGCGCCAGATGCGCGCCGCCCTGTCCAGCAGCCCCGCACCCGGCATTGTCCTCACCCATGCTGAACGCTGGCGCATCCGCCACTGCATCGCACAGCTCACGCGCGCGCTCGATGTCGAGGATATCGCCCTGCACCAGATCAGCCGCCACCGCGCGGCCAGCCATACCCCAAACAGGAAAGAAACTGCGGCATGACCGACATTTTCCGCCCGCTCACCCCGCGCGACCTCGCTGCGCGCATGACCTTGGTCAACCAGTCCGTCAGCCAGAACCTGCTGCACCAGTTCAACCGGTTCATGATCGATGCCGAGCAGGCCAAGGCCGAGGGCATCCCGCAGGCCTGCCGCCACGCCACCGCCCAGGCCGATGCCCGCTGGCAGGACATGGAAAGCATGCTCATCAATGCTGCCCCGATCGACTGCACCGGCGGCGAGATCGAGGCCAGCCTGTTCGCCCAGCGCCGCAAGGCGGGGAAGGTGCGGTCATGAGGCTCCCCCGGCCAATCCGCCAGCAGCTTCCCACCACCCAGCAGGTGCTGGGCTGCGTGGTGTTCTACGCCCTCATGTGGGGCGCCAGCCTGCTGCTGGTGCTGGAGTGCCTGCCATGAAGCCGAAAGAGCGCGACATGCAGGAAAAGGTGCTGGGCGCTCACCGCGAGGCGATCCGCATCACCCGCGAACCGTCCGTAACCGCCCGCACCGTATGGCGCTGCATGCCCGGCCTCAAGCGCCGGTCGCACGTCACGCGTATCCTGAACAGCCTTGTCGACAAGGGCCTGCTCGCCACCAGCGGCCATCAGGACCAGCGCGGCGAGTTCGTGGTCACCTATGGCATGCCCGGCAGGATAGGGAGCACGGCGTGATGGCCCAACAGCTCGACCTTGTCGATTTCATCGCAGGCCTGCCCATGCCGGTTGCTGCTGCACCGCAGGCAAACCCGCTCGACCTGCTGCCTCGCCGTCCGAAGGCATGGGAGCGCCTGGTTGCCCACGTTCCGGCCGAGGATGTCCGCATCAGCGTCTCCTCGACCTGGACCCGGGTAGTAGTGGAGCAACTGCGCGAGGACGGGCGCGGTGACCTGCTGTTCGCCACCGGCAAGATCAGATCCGACGAAGTGCCGCCCGACCTCATCTGGCCCGAGCCCTGCCGCCTGATCCTGATGACAGCCGCCAGCGCGGCCCGCCTCCACGAACGCTGGTGCCTGGAGGAGGCCCCCGGCACCGGCCTGTCATCCACATTCTGCTTTGCCCGGCAGCAGCACGCCGACCGGGCAGCCGTGTCGCAGCAGCTGCGTCTGCTGGGAGAGGAACAGTCATGACCGAGACGAAGACAGAAACAGAGCTCTACGTTGTGCCGGGGCGGCTGACGGATGAGGAGGAAACCAACATGCGGAGCAAGTTGCTCGGCGGTCCCATTCTCGGTCCCGCCGACATGTTCTCGCGAATGGTGGGCATTGTAGGCACCCCCATCCAGCCGTGCGCGGATGTGGAGACGGTTTGCGTCGCATTGCCGGAGTTTGAGGTAAAAATTGACGCGGTCGGGGCTACGCTTGTTTACCAGCCACACATAAAATCCCCGAATGGGCATGACGTTGAACTCGTCCGCCGTGACGACATGGAGGCGCGTGTTGCCCACCTTGTTGCGGAGATCGCACGGCTGCGCGTGGTCGAGGGCGAAATGCACATGCTGGAGGAGGTATGCGCCTTCTATGCCAATGATGAAGACCGCTTCATCAAGGCCGACGGCAATGCCGAGCCATATGGAATGATCCCCACGAATGTAGGGATGAAGGCCCGCAGTGCACGCGTCCGGTTCATGGCCAGGGAGAAGGCAGCTCAGGCAGCGGGAGGCTAGGCATGAGCTACGACCACGCATCCCGTCTTGCCCAGCACGAAATGAAGGAGGCCGTCTGCCGGTCTTTCCAGTTCAAGCGGCCCGGCAGTTCCGCCTACTGGTTCAACCTCATGTGGATCCCGGGCAAGCTGATCCTGACCGGTGATGGCTGCGACATGACGCTGACCCACCATCATGCCTGCTCATCGTTCGATGCGGCCATCAAGTGGGCGTCCAGCTCTGAGATGGATTACCTGCTGCGTACGGCGAAGCAGCAGCAGGAATACGACGCCCATGCCACGCTGCAGGAAATTATCCGCTGGGCAAACGAGCCAGTGATTGAGGCTCTGAACGGCGGCACCGATGAGCACTACGTGCCCATCACCGAGGATGGGAAGAAGAGATACCGCACGGTGCGTACGCCCCGCAGGGATGGTTTGCGCCATCTATGCCAGGACTACCGGCGCGCGATCGCTGCGGGCACACAGGATGAATTTCTGGAGGATCCAAAAGCTGTGGATCCGCGACGCATCGTGCGTCTCAAGCCTAACAGATACAGGCCTATTCTGTGGGAGGTGGACCACGACCCGCATAGGTTCTGGGATTTCGATCCATGCTGGGACCGCTGGCTCAGCCTTTGGAAGGATACGGTTGGAGCCGACTGGCATTCTGGTAGCAACTACAACACACCGGTGATGGTAGCCACACATGAAGGCCGCTGGCGCATCAAGGATGCACTGGAACGCCTGCTGGATGAACCCGGCCCGATGGCTCCGCAATGCATGTGTGCTCTGGATGTCGAGTGCGTGTACCGCTGGAGCTGGTCCCAAGAATACCAGATCGAGGCCATCCGCTTCGCCTGCAGCAAGATCATTGCTGCTGGTCTGGTCGACATGGAGGTAGAAGTTCCATGAGCCAGAAATCAGTCATGGAGCGCCTCAAGAAGCTGATGGCGCTGTCCAAGTCAGGGAACCCGCACGAAGCCGCTGCCGCGCTGGCACGCGCGCAGCAGCTCATGCAGGAGCACCAGATCACCGAGGATGATTTGGTGCTGTCGAATGTGGGGGAGTTTGCATGCCGCTTTACCTGGGGCGCGAAAAGCAGGCCGGCCAGATATCAGACCCGTCTCTGGTCGATGATCAATGGCGTCTTCGGGGTGAGGTCGGTCTTTATGGTGGGCACTGGCCAGATCAGGTTCTATGGGCTGTCATCCCGTGCCGAACTGGCGGCCTATACCTGCAACGTGCTCAGCCGTCAGTTGCGCCAGGCGCGATCCGATTTCTTGCGTGCGCAGAACAAGCGCATCAAGCGAACCACCAAAATCAGCCGGGCCGATAATTTTGCAGAAGGCTGGATCCTTGCAGTGCGCAGCAAGGCGCAAAACCTGACCATACCCTTCGAGGAAGAGCAGCTGCTGCTCCGTTACGAAGGCACGGCCTTAGGCGAAATGGAGGAAATGAAGGGCAGGGCTGCCCCGCTGTCGCGCAGGTCGGATCAGGCATTCGTCGACGGCTGTCGGGAAGGGCGCAGGGCACAACTGTATGCCCCCCTGTCAGGGGAGAAGCGTCTGGCTATTACAGGGGAGGTCTCCTCATGAGCACCACCATTCCCAGCGCGGTAGTGGAATCCGCCGCGCGTGCGCTGTGTGAATCATACAACGACCCGCGTGGCCCCGATGCAATGGTCATGACGATCAAAGGCGGGACGTTGGTGCCCAACTGGCAAACCTACCGCCGGGCTGCCGCCAATGTCCTGATCGCGGCGGCCTATGCATCCAAGGGCCTGAAACCTCATACCCTTGATGACCAGGCGCATCCGTGCCTGCGGGGCCTCCAGTTCGGCCGGGAGATCTACGATGTCGAGATCTATGGCAACGGTCAGGGTGAATACCTTGGCATCGTGCTCGAGGAAGGCGGCCCAAGCAGGATTGTTTTCCGGGGGCCTCTGGTCAGGGAAGGGGATGTCAGGTTGATCCGGGCGCGTGGTGTGCAGGCTTGGGTAGCCAATGGGCAATGA